CACCCGAGCATCGCCGTACACCCAAGCATCGCCGTACACCCAAGCATCGCCGTACACCCAAGCATCGCCGTACACCCAAGCATTGCCGTCCACCTGAGCATTGCCGTACACCCAAGCATTGCCGTACACCCAAGCATTGCCGGTTTGTGAAAGATTCTTTTCAGCTTCGATGTACCCTCCAAGGTCACCAGCAGCCACTGAAAGTCCAATAGATACAAGTGCTTTGATGCGATACAGAGTGCGACCATTAAGTTGTTTTGTGTCTGTCTTAACAAGTTCGTATTTCATTTCTGTTCTCCTGTAATACCGTGCGCGGCTTCGATGGCTCGGGCAAACCGCTGAATAGGGCCACCATTGCGGATATGTGTGTTGTACATTGCACCAATCTCCTCATCAGTCAGTCCAACCCACGGCTTACTTGCTGGTGGGGATGTGTAGATGGCTGTTCCGATGGGCAGGTAGTCATCCGTGTAAAGCATGACCTCTTGGCGCAATACCATGTCTTTGACATTGGCAGTGATTCGACCAACTTTCTCCGGCTCCTGCTGCTGTGCTGGCTGTGGGGATGTGTACAGAGGAAATGCAATGCAAGTGCCGCCAATCCGTTTTGCCTCTGCTTTTTCATCAGCCTCCGCGAATTCGTCCATAAACAGGCTGTTGTCTCCGTAGACTTTCCATCCATACGATTCCTGCTGCTGTGCTGGCTGCTCGGCCAGTGCTTCGCGGATGAGGGTCTGCGCACTGTCTAACCCGTCAATCCAATGCCATTGACCTTCAAGGATGTGAGCGTCATCAATAAAACCTTTGTAGGCTTCCAACGCCTCAAGCGCCAGCTTCAGCGCCTCGTCTTTCTTGTTCATACAAACCTCCAAATACCAGTGATTACAACTACCCAAAACACTGTCAGAAACAGTGCAAGCAGCAGGAAAATTTTTGCGTTGTTCACGTCTTGTCTCCTGTTTTGGGCGCCGATTTTTCGGGCGTGAATATGCGCCCAATATCAATCAAGCCGCGATGATCGTTTTCTATAGAACACGCCTTCTCAGCCATCCTGTTCACAGCCCGGTCAACGCTGGACTGCATCTGCTTTTGCATGCCGTCGATAAAACCAGACTCGTAGGCCATGGCCACCAGCTCCAAAACGTCTGGCGACATGGCCACACCTTTTAGCTTCGTGGTGCGGAACTTTTCAAACGGGGAATCTGTCGGGGTGTACATCACACCGCCTCCTTCACGCTGCGCCGCCCTTGCAGGAAATTCAGCCAGCAGCGTGCGCACAACCAGCGCGTGGCGGTGAGATGAATACCGCCCTCGGGCAGGCGGTCTTGTTTGCATTCGGTGCAGTACTTCATGGGGTGTCCTTAATGATCGGCTCCCCCATAAACGTGGGGGCCTGTTGTTCGTGCAGTTTGTTCATCTCAGCCCGATACTCGCCAAGCGTGTTCATCGCCTGGTTGTACCAAGGGCCGCTGTAATTCGACAGCACGCATTCGAGATCCAGCGCCAAGCGGTGGGCAAAACGTTGTGCGACCTCGTCCATGGCGTCGCTGATCTGGTCGTGGGTCATTTACCGCTCCTTCGTCGCATCGGCCCAGCTCAGCGCATCCAGGCTGGCCATGTCGGACCATTTAAGGGCCCTGGCGCTGGCCAGGGTGTAGGTATCCTTCCAGGCGGCGCTGGCCTGGGCGTACATGTTTTGGGCGCGCTCTATGGCGGCATTTTTTGAGCGCGCGGTCACGTTGTAGAGCCGCAGCCACTCGCCCGTGTTGCGGTGCTGGCCAAACACGGCCCATTTAGGCGGCGGTGTGGCCGGTTTCTGGATCTGCTTGCCCGTGCCCCTGCATCGCAGGCAGACGGTGCCGTGCTGCAGGCTGAAGCTGAAGCGGCCCGTGCCGTTGCACCTGGTGCAGGTGAATTGCTGGCGAGTTTCGCTCACGCTTGCCTCCGCACCGCATAGGCCTCGGCCATGGTGCGTGGCGCGCTCAGGCGAAAAGGCAGCGCCATGCTGGAAATCTTGCCGTCCGGCATCGGAATGCTCAGGCGCGGCTGGCTGGCGGCCATCACCCAGTTGCCGCCAAGCTGGCGCAGGCTGCGCACCCACTTGCGCATGTTGGCCCGCTGTGTGGCGCGGTCAGCGTGGCCCACGCACCAGAGGCGGCGGGCGGCTCGAAGTAGCGTGGTGTTCATGATTGCTCCTTGGGATAGATTAGGCGCCCGCCCTGCAGGCTGGGCAGCTCGTAGGCGCGGAACCGTTCGTCGGCGATGCCAGGGTTTCGGCGCAGCTCTTTGCCGTCGTAGATGGGGCGGTCAAAAATCTCACGCTTTGGCGGAGGCGTCAGATCAGGTTTGGTTTTCTTGGTGCTCATGGTTTATCCCCTGGCCGCCAGCAGGCAGCCGATGATTGCAAAAATCAGGCAGGCGCAAAACGCCGTGAACCAGATGCGGCCCTTGGTTTCAGCGCGCAGTGGCTTGTAGGTGATTCGGTGGTGGTACATCAGTTTTCCTCGTGTTGGCACCAGGCGGCATCGAGCTCGCTGGCAGCGTGGTTGCGGCTGAACTGGTCAGCCTTGGGGTCGTGCAAGGTTTTGATCGCGTAGGCGATCGCTTGGCCAAGCGGCCAGGCCTGCACCTGGTCGCTGTCTTGGTCGGGGTGGGGGAAGGCGGGGTTCATGGTGAACATCGGTGTGGCTCCAAAGTGGCTCAAGGCCTGTTGCATGGCGGGGTGAAGGTGGTCCACAAAAACTCCTTATTTGCGGCAGGTGGCCGTGAGGCCTGTGAAAAACTGTGCGCGGTTGGCGGCGCCGCCCTGCTGCGTGACCGGGCAGCCGCAGCGAATGATCAGGCCGTAGACCGGGTCCTTGACCGCCGGGTGCAGCTTGGTGCCGCGCCCGATGCGTGCTGCGCCGGTTGTCTCTGTTTGGGTCATCGCGT